GTAAAAACTGAAGTAAACTACATACCAGAAAAAGTTTCTCACTTAATTACTTCTATGCTTAGCATAGGTGGTACTTTAGTAGATACTGATGGTATTAGAGTACAGAAGTGTGCAGAATAATAAATAGGAGGATAACAATATGGCATACGCAATAGACAATCCTGTGAAAAAAATTTCGCAGATGGGTCCTAGTAATTCTCTATGGTATTATACTGATGGAGATGCAATAGGCGACATTGATAATGATGATTACTTCATCTTATCACACGCAGAGTTAAAAGCTGGTGATATTATCATTGTAAATAGTGGTGGTTCAAACGCAGTAGTAGATATTTTAATAGTATCTGTTAATGATGGTGGATCTAATCTAAATACAGTGTTATTAGCTTAGTAACAAACTTTGGGGGCGAGGCAACTCGCCCTCATATTAATCAAGGAATTTATGGCAACAACAAAAGTAGATATATGTTCAAGAGCTTTAGTAATGATAGGAGCTTCACCTATATCTTCTTTTACAGATGGTAGCACAGAAGCTTTAGTTGCCTCAAATGTTTATGAAGATATAGTAGAGTCTTCATTAACTAGACACAGATGGAAATTTGCTACTAATCAAAAACAATTATCTTTATTAACTGCTAAACCAGAAGCTAGATATGAATATGCATATCAACTTCCTGCAAGTCCAGGAGTCTTACATATAGTTTCATTATCAGTTAATGATTATATTATTCCATACACAAGATATAAAGATAAGTTATATGTTAATACATATGGATCTAGTCATGCTTTAATACTAGATTATATTTACAGAGTAGAAGAAGATTATTTCCCAGCACATTTTAGACTAGCTTTAGAATATGAACTAGCATCTTTATTTGCAGGTTCAGTAGCTAGAGATGCTGGTATGATTAGAGAATTTAAAGGAATGGCAGATAGACAATTTTTAATTTCTAAAAATGTAGACGCTTCTGAAGTTACTAATAAAAAACTTGATACATCTAGATTTATTAACTTAAGAAATACTACGAGAACAAATGTATAATGGCAAGATCACTAAAAACTGTAATTACAAACTTTTCAGCAGGTGAGCTTAATCCTTTACTAGCAACTAGAACAGATACACCAGCTTATATTAATGGTGCTAAACAATGTAGAAACTTTTCTTTATTAGCAGAAGGTGGAGTAATGAGAAGACCTGGAACTAATTACTTAGCTACATTACCTGCAGAATGTAGATTAATACCTTTTGTATTTTCAGATGATGAAATAGCTATTATTGTTTTATCTAATAATAGAATGGACGTTTATAACATTAGTGGTACTGCTTTATCTTCTAATGTTACAACTAATTGTAATTGGACAACAGCACAATTGTTTGAATTAAACTTTGCACAATTTGGTGATACTGTATTTATTACACATAGAGATAATCCTACTAGAAAAATATTTAGAACTTCAGCAACTAATTTTGAAGTACAAACATTTGCATTTGATACAGATGATTCTGTTACTGTTGGTGGAGTAAATAAATCTAAACAACCTTTTTATAAATACGCAGATGGAACTATTAGTGTTACACTATCAGCTCATGCAACAGGAACTGGAAGAACATTAACTGCTTCAGCAAGTGCATTTACATCTGCATATGCAAACACATATTTACAAGTTAATGGCAAACAAGTTTTTGTAACAGGATATACAAGTGCAACTGTATTAACAGTAACTGTAATAGAAGATGCTGTAAGTAATGGACCACATTTTAATTGGAAAGAACAAACTATATCTTCTGTTCGTGGCTTTCCACAAGCAGTTACATTTCATAATAATAGATTATGGTTAGGTGGTGTTAAAGATAGACCAGCTTCGGTATTAGCTTCTAGAATATCTGAGTACTTTAACTTTGATGTAGGATCTGGAGCTGCAGATGAATCTATTGATTTAGATATTGCAGGTGCAGAAGTTAATGAAGTTAGACATTTTTTATCTGGTAAAGACTTACAAGTATTTACAGATGGTGGTGAATACTATGTACCAAGAGCAACAGACAATACTATAACTCCTGGCAACATAGCTGTACTTAGACAAACACCTTATGGTATAGGAAGAACAGCTCCTGTTATGTTTGATCAAGCAGCAGGATTTGTACAAAAGAATGGTAAAGCAGTTAGAGAGTTTATTTATTCAGATATAGAAGATGGTTATAAATCAACATCAGTATCTATACTTGCAGAACATCTTATAGATAGTCCTAAACAAATAGCTATTATTAAAGGTAACTTTACAAGACCAGAACAATATGCTTTCTTTTTAAATAGTGGTAGTACACACAATGGAGCAATGGCTATATTTCATTCTGTAAGAGATGAAAAGATTGCAGGTTGGGGTTTATGGTCTACAAGAACAAATGATATATTTCAATCTGTTATTGCTTTGAATGAGTTTTTAGTTGTAGCTTGTAAAAGAGTTTTAAATGGTTCTACTGTTTATACATTAGAAAAATTTGCAGATGATGATAGTCTTACATTAGACTGTAGTTTAACATCTGTAGTATCACAACGAGGTACACCTTTAGTCAAAGGAGGTTCTCAAAGTGGAGCTGTATTAATTACTGATGGCTTTACATCTGCTCCTAAAGTAAATGAAACATTTAGTATAGCAGGTAATGCTACAGTATATACAATACAAGCTATTACAGATAATGGTGGAGGAACTTATACATTAAACTTAGATAAAAATTTAGCTGCTACACCAGGAGATAATGCTGTAATTACATTAGTAAAAGTACATTTACATTCTGTAAATTCTATATATACAAATGAAAGTATAAATTGTGTAGAAGGCAATAGTAGTTTAGGTGCGTTTACTGTAAGTGGTACTAACTTTATTACTTTGAATAACCCTAGAGCAAGTGGGGTTAAAATAGGATTTAATTATACACCTGTGATAGAAACTATGCCAATTGATAAAGAATTACCAGAAGGTCCATTAACTGGATTACCAAGAAGAATTTCGAGAGCCATCATTGATATTAATTCTGCTTTAGATTTAACTGTAAAAGCTGCAGATAAGACTGCCAAATCTTTAGTAGTCCAACAAGTTAGTTTCACTGGTGGTTCGGACTTAACACCTGTAACAGAAAAGAAAGAGTTTTATTTCTTAGGCTATAACAAAAGTCCAACAATAACATTATCACAAGATGATCCATTACCTATTAAAGTATTAGGAATGAGTGTGGAGGTAGTTTTTGCATGAGTGCTGATCCAGTCACATTAGCTGTAATTAGTTTTGGTGTTCAAGCTGTAGGAACGTATCAAGGTATACAAGCTCAGAAAGCTGCAAACAAAGCTACTATAAGATATTACGAAGATGAAAAAAAATACAACGAATTAAAAGCTATACAAGACCAAAACAATGTTAGAGAAGAAGCTCTAAAAAAACAAAAAATTAATAGAGCCATTGTAGCAGGATCTGGATATAATGATGATAGTAGAAGTTTTTTATCTGTTCAAAGTGAAATAAATAGAATAGCTCAAAAAGATATTGGTAATATTAGAATCAATATGTTGCGTGGTAATAATAAACTAGACACACAAATCTATACAACTAAAGTTATGGGTAAAGCAAAAGAGTTTGGTGGTTATGCAAGTATTGCAGCTAGTGGATTTAAAACAGCAGCATATGCTAAATCATACAAACAACCAACTGGACAGTATGGTTATGATAGTGAAATGACAAAACTTGGTGGAATAAGAACATCAACTGAAGGATCTAATTAATGGCATTAAAAGAAGGTAAAAAATTAGTTAATTTAAAATCAAGTGTAGCTGATAATATTGGTGTACCTAAATTTCCTACAACTAATGTTGCAGCAGAAATATCTACACCTATAGCAGAAGCTATAACTGCTTTTAGAAAAGTAGCTGAATCAGATGCAGCTGTACAATTTAAAACATCATTTAACGAAACATCTACTAATCATTACTTAGATTTAAAAAACAAATTTGAGTTTGATCCAGATGGTATGAAAAATGCTGTTGATGCTTATTCTAAAACTACAATAGCAAATACACCTTTAGTGTATAGAGAATATACGTCTAATATATTAGCACAAAAGAATTTAGCTAATTTAAATTATGCTTCTACTAATTTTAAAAATTTAAATACACAAAAAGCTATTGAAGGTTTTGTTAGTAGTAGAACAGATCATGAAAATTTATTTAGTTCTAATATGGATAACATTTTAAATGATGGTGATGCAGGTTGGTTTACAATGAATACTTATTTTGCAAACACAACAATGAAAAATATAAATGAAATGTATGGTACTGCAGAAGAAAATTTAGTTAATACTAATAGATATAAAGGTACAACATTAAAGAAAAATCTTGAAAACGATTTAACAAATGTTGAAGTGTTAAGAGTTGTTAATGTTATGAAACAATTAACTAATGATAATAATAAAGGTACAGCATTAGTATATTTAAATGATTATGCAGCAAATAAAGATAGTAAAGCTATTTCAGATAATTTATTTGAAAATCCTAAAGATGTAAACAATCCTATCTATCAAAAATATAAAGCTCATATTGGTAATGAGTTTAATAGAAAAGATATAGTTAAAAAAGCTCTTGATCTTTATGAAAACTATAATGGTGATAAAATTAAAAATATGATGTTAGCTAAAAAAACATATGATCTTAGTGGACTTCAAGAACCTGGTGGAGTATTAAATGTAATTAATTTTGAAGATGCAAAAAATTCTAATCCATCTAAATATGTTACAGATAATTTTCCAGGTATTAAAGCTACTCAATTTAATGAAGCAGTTGGTATTATACAAACACACATACAAACACAAGAATTAGTTAGTGATGCTAAAAATGGTAAAGCAATAAAATTTATTGATGAAACACAAAAAGATAATTTTGCTAAAGCTATATTAGCTAACAATGGTATTAATGATGAAAATATAACTGATGTTACTAATCCTAAATTTGCAGAAGCTATGTCTTTACTTAAATCTTATAATATTACACCAGACGCTGTAATTAAAAGATTAAATACTAAAGTAAATGTAGATTACAATGAACAAGGTCAAGTAGAAATATATAGAGAAAATCTAGCTTTATATAAATATATGCAAGGTTTATATCCTAATATGACTATAGATAATGCTTTTATATATGAAGAAGGTTTAAATATGGGTGCAACAGCTGTAAGTGATAATAAAGTTTTAGCAGCTAAATTAAATAACATAGCTAAAGATACAGATAAATATAAAGAAACTAAAATTACTATTGATCAAAATTTATCAACTAATGCAAATGAGGTAGTAGATGCTTTTTCAAGTGTTATTAGTAATCTGGATATTAATACAGATTCCTGGTGGGCAAAGAAGTTTTTTTTGTCTGAAAAAAATCAATATACTGATTTGTTTCACAATAGTGGTACAACTCTTTTACCATCAAGAGCAAGTACACTTCTTACAGAAGATGTAAAATCTAAATGGTTAGAAGCAACTGTTGCACAACTTACTCATCTTAATGGTATTAAAAATTTTGATATTACTACTAATGAAGGTAAAAAACTGTTTAGACACGCAGCATTAAAAGGATTAGATGTTTTAAAAGATCAAGGTTTTTCTGGAACTAAGTTTAGTGGAAATGGTTCTATTAAAATGGTTAATAAAGCATATGAAGATACAATAGGATTTCAAGGACAAGGTTTTGAAAACTCTATTATTGCACAAGGTAATTATTTAATGAATACATTATCTGATGCAGAGCAAAAAGAAAGATTTGGTATTAAAGAATCAAAAGCTTTTCCTATTATTGGGAAAACAACAATAGAAGCTAACAATATAAATGATATAATTAAAACAGAAATAGATAATGGATTTCAAAATACTATTATAGAATTTGCTAATACATATAATAAATATGGACAACCTAATTATCATTTAAAAATTAATCATAATAATACTTTAATTAATTTAACAGAGGGTGATAATTATTTTGATCCAACTGGATTTGCAGGTGTAAATCAAATTACAGGTAAATCTGGTAATAGAAAACAATTAATAAATACATTAGCTGAAGAAAAATATTCTAAATTTATGGATACTCATGGTCATCTTTTAGATGGTGATGGTGGTATGGAAGCTTTTGCTAAGAATGTAATATTTAAAACTATTAAAATGGGTATAGAAGCAAGTGATTATAAGTTTTATCCAGATATACCATTATTAAATGATGTACCTGCAGAAGTAAAACCATTTGCTTTTATATTCAAAACATTAGGAATAGATGCAGACTTAAAACCTTATTATGATGAAGGTATTAAAATTAATAATGAAATAAAAGATAAGTTATCTTTAGATGCTAGAATACAGTCTAATTCTAGAATAACACCAAAAGATAAACTTATTGAGTCTGTATTTCCACCACATAAAATGAAATATACTAATGCTAATTTAGGATTAAAGTATAAACAATTTGTATATGATAATTATCAAGATACATCTTTGCCATTAACTTTTAGAACTAACAATTATATGGCAGTTATGAAAACTGATTCTGCATGGGTAGGTGAAATGACTGATGTTAATACAGGTAATCAAGCAGCAGTATTTGCTAGTCCAATTGATTCTATAAGAGCAGGAGTTAGAGTTATGATAAATAATTCTACTTTAATTAATAATAACACAACTAAAAGATATGGTGATCAACCTACTCTTGGTGAAATACTTTCTGTATATGCTGTAAACTCAGATATATATTTACAAGCTTTAGAAGAAAAAACAGAAATGACTAGAGATACACAAGTTAATTTTTTAGACTCAACACAAATGCATAAGATAGTTAAATTTATGATTGAACATGAAATGGGATCAGAAGCATTTAACAATTACTATTCACCTAGTAATCAATTGTTTTTAGACTCAATGATTATGGAAGGATATGAATTAGGTATCAATTCTTATGGTGGTAAGTTGGGTAAAATTAGATGATACAATATCCAATAACACCAGATCAAGAACGTAAAATAGCTGAAAAAGAACAGAAGCCAGTACAATTTAATATATCAGATTTTGGTACTGGGTTTATGGACGAAAACTTACCTGCTATTGGAATAGAATATTTAATGAACAATCAAGATTTTCCTGCAGATGAAAACTACAATCCTAAAGAAGATCCACAAATTCAACCTTATGAAGATTTTTATGATCATTTTATGTTTAGTAAAAGTGTAGCTCAAACATCAGCTATTATAGATAAACTAAATAAAAATGCAGAAGCAAATTATTCTAGTCCTTGGTATCATCTTGGTAGAGTAACAGGAGCTTTTGCAGATCCATCATCTTTATTATTATTTACTAAAGTTGGTCAATCAGCTAAAATATTTGGTACTGCATTTGCTGCAGAAGAAATAGCAAAGCAACAATTAGATCCTATTAGAGATGACTCATATGTTCCTTGGGTAGTAGCAGGTGGTTATGGTATACCTTACATTTTAAATAAAATGGCTAGAGGTAGTGTTGGAGCTGCAACACAACAAAGAGTTATAGAAGCAGATAAAGCTTATCACACAGCACCTAAACAAATTACACAACAGATATATGAAGATGGTAAATTTATAAATCCAACAGAAAGAACTACTGTTGGTTCAGTAGGAGCTGCTGCTAATGAGTCTAAGATTCAACCTAGACCTATAGATGAGTTTACTGGTGAAAGATTTGTTAAAAGTAATTTAGGTAAGTTTGGTGAAGATGGTCCATGGACTAATGTATTTAGAACTACTAAAGCATCATCTAAAACTGCAAGAACTATGATTGCAGATATATTAGATACACCTTTATTAAAACTTAAAAATACTAAAAAGTATGGTTTTCAATCTACTGATGCTTCTATTGAAACTAAATTAAGAATGAGAGAAGTTGGTAGCATAGAAGCTATGAAAGAAATAAAAGAACAATATCTTTTATATATTAATAGAGTACAGGGTAAGTCACCTAAAACAGAATTAGGAATTAACTTACATAATAGATTTAATGATAAGATGTCATTACAAGAGTTTGCAACAGAAGTTACAAAGACTAGATTAAATAAAATGCAACATGATGTTCCAGAGATTGCAGCTGCTGCAAGAATTACAGATATAAAAGTTTATAAACCTATAGGTAAAGAAGTACAAGATCTAGGTATTAGAAAACTACCTATTGAAAGAGAACTTGCTTTTTGGAAAGGTACTTTAGAAACTATGGTTAAAAAAGGTGAAGGTACTAAATCTTTTAAATCTAAAGTAGATGGTACTACATCTCAGTATACAAGAACTGAAATACAGAATAAAATTACTAAGTTAGAAGAAAGACTTAAAAGAACTGATAAGTTAGTAGAAGACTATATTAATATTATTTATAATAAAACTAATATAGATAGAAATAAAGGTTTGTTTAAAGATATAGTTAGAGAAGATCTAATAAAACAAGGTAAGTATATTAATGAAAAAAAACTTAATGTATTAGTAGATGATCTAGCTTCTCATTTTCCATTTCAAAGATTTGAAAAAACTAAATATACAGATGATATTAATGATCTTATATATGAAAGATATGCATTTAATAGACCTAGATATGCAAGAGCTACAAGATCTAGAGAATTAAATTTATTACCAGAAACACAAATAAAACTTATAGACGAAGGTTTTATTGTAAGTGATATATTTTCTTTAATGAAAACTTATTACAGACAAGTAACTCCAGATATTTTATTTACTTTAAAATATGGAGATCCTAATGGTCTTGGATATAAATATATTGATGAAGCTAACTCTATGACGTTTCCTGGTCTTATGCAGGTAGCTAATGAATATAATTTAAAAGCAGTAAGAGCTAAAAATAAAGAAGCTAAAGCTAAAATTATTAAAGAAAGAAATCAAGTATTAGAAGATCTAGAAGCAGGTGTAGAACTTGTAAGAGGTACTTATGGTTTACCTGCAGATCCTCATGCTTGGACTTCTAGAGCTATGAGAACAATGAAACATTACAATGCTCTTACTATGCTTACAGGATTTTTTGCGGCAACAGCTGACGTTGCTAGAATTGCAATGACATCTGGTATTCAAAGAGGTTTTAAAACTCAATTTGAAATGTGGTCAGATATGTTGTCATCTAAAAAAACTGGTATATTCAAAGCAGGTAAAAAAGAAGCTCAATCATTTGCTGAAGCAGTAGATATGGTTACAGGTCAAAGAGCTATGTTGTTTTCTGATATTGGAGATATGTTTGGTATGACTTCTAAAATAGAAGGTATGATGGGTAAAACTGCTAACTTTAATTTTATGTATGTTAACTTAATGTCTAGATGGACTGAGTTTATGAAAAGCGCAGCATCAGTTACTATAGGATCTAGAATTTTAGAAGACTCAGTTAAATGGGGTAAAGGAACTTTAGCAGATAAAAATAAAACTAAACTTGCAGCTTCTGGTATTGATGAAGCTATGGCTAAAAAGATTGCTAGTGAGTTTGATAAGCATGGTACAAAATTAAAATATAATTTTATGGCTAACACTGCAGAATGGACTGATGATGCAGCTAAACAATCTTTTGGTGCAGCTCTTAACAAAGATATAAATATTACAATTGTAACTCCAGGTAAAGGAGATACACCATTATTTATGAACTATGAGTTAGCTAGTACTATTGTACAGTTTAAAAAATTTGCTATGGCAGCAACACAAAGAATGTTGTTAAGAGGTATGCAAGAAAAAGATATGGATTTTTTATTTGGATCTTTACTTCTTATGGGTACAGGTATGTTAGTAGATGCAGTTTATACTGAATTAAGATTTGGCAAAGATTATTCTAAAAAATCTTTTACAGATAAACTACTATCTGCTTTTGATAGATCTGGACTTGGTGGAATTTATGTAGATGTTAATAGATCTATTGAAGCTCTTACAGATAATAGGATTGGTATTAGACCTTTACTTGGTGAAGGTAAACCTTATGGATCTTCAATGAAATCTAAAGTTGGTTTAATTGGTCCTTCGGCATCACAAATTTATAATATATTTGACATAATGTATGACGTAGGTGGAAATAAATATAATCACTACACAGCTCGTAATGTGCGTAGATTAATTCCATTTCAGAACGTATGGTACTTGGATTGGTTATTTGACGACATAGAAAAGGGACTTCGATAATGGCAATTAATATATCAGATGTAGAACCACGAGTACAATATACAGCAACTGCTGGACAAACATCTTTTACTGTAGGGTTTGAGTTTTTTACAAACGCAGACTTAAAAGTATTTAATGGTGCTACACAATTAAGTTTTGCAGCTTCTCCAAGTGATGCAACAGAATATTCTGTTACAGGTGCTGGTGTAACTGGTGGAGGATCTATTACTTTAGGTTCGCCTGGAGCTACTGTTAATGATGTAATTACTATATCTAGAGATATAGCAATAGCTAGATCTACAGACTTTCCTACTTCTGGTGCATTTCAAATAGCATCTCTTAATGATGAGCTAGATAAAATTACTGCTATGGCACAGCAACTCGAAAGAGATTTAAAATTTTCTCCTAGAGCTTCAGCAACTACTTCTTCTTCGTTTAATCTTACTTTTCCAGATATGGTTGCAGGAAAAATATTATCTGCTAACTCTGGTGGTACAGGATTAGAATTTAGTGTTGATGCATCTGGATTACTTACAGCAGAATCTAATGCAGCAACATCAGCAACAGCAGCAGCAACATCAGCGACAGCAGCTGCAGGTTCTGCAACAGCAGCAGAAAATGCAAAGAATGCAGCTGAAGCAGCACTTGATACATTTGATGATGATTTTTTAGGATCTAAGTCTAGTGATCCTTCAGTAGATAATGATGGTAATACACTTACAGATGGAGCTTTATACTTTAATACATCAGACAATGTAATGAAAGTGTATGACTTAGGTAATACACAATGGAAACAATTAGTACCTACTACCTCACAACAAACTGCTATTGATACAGTATCAGCAGCTAACTCAAATATTTCTGCTGTAGCTGGACAAATTACTCCAACAAATAATATTGGAACTGTAGCTGGACAAACATCTGAAATATCAACATTAGCTGGAATTACAAATTTAACAAATTTAGCTAATGCTCATGCAGCTGTTACAAATGTAAATAATAATTTATCATCTGTACAAAATTTTGCTGATGTATATAGAATTGCATCATCAGCACCAACATCAAGTTTAAATGCTGGTGATTTATATTTTGATACAACAGCTGATGAATTAAAAGTTTATAAATCTGGTGGTTGGGCAGCAGCAGGTTCTACAGTTAATGGTACATCAAATAGATTTACTTACAATATAACAGGAACGCCTACTACATTATCTGGTGCATCTGGAACTGGTTATTCGGAAGCTTCAAATAAAACTCTTGCATATGATGCAGGATTTGTAGACGTTTATTTAAATGGGGTTAAGCAGGTAAATGGAACAGACGTTACTGTAACTTCTGGTTCATCTGTAGTTTTTGCTTCTGCTCTTGCAGCATCTGATGTTGTAGATATAGTTGCGTTTGGAACTTTTAATTTAGCAAATATTTCAATTAAAGATTTAACAGATACTCCTGCAAGTTTTGGTACATCAGGACAAGCTCTTGTTATGAACAGCTCAGCAAATGCATTAGAGTTTGCAAATGCATCATCTGCTGAAGTCTATGGATTTAAAACAAGTTTTACAGCATCAACATTAGTTAGAACTGTAACAGTAGCTGGTGGTGTATTTGTAATTGATGGGGTATCACAAGACACACTAACTTTAGAAGAAGGTAATACTTACATATTTAATTATCCATCTGGACACCCATTTAAATTTTCAACAACTTCAAATGGTAGTCATGGAGGAGGATCTGAATATACAACAGGAGTTACACATAACAGCTCTACACAGGTAACTATTATAGTAGCTGCTAATGCTCCTACTTTGTATTACTATTGTTCATCACATACTAATATGGGTGGAACTGCTAATACAGTAACACCAGCTGACAACACATTACAAGTACAAACAACTAATGAAGGTGCTGATAATATTACACAAACAGAATACGAATCTTTTATTGACGTACAATATGCAGCTTCTGGATTTGTTTGGTCTATTAGTAATGGAAAACTAACAGCTACTGTATAATGTGCGTAGAATGTTATTTAAATTAATTTAAAAAGGAGAAGATATGGCAACAGTTACACTCGGAAATATAAAATTTAATTGGAAAGGTGCATGGAACTCTGGAACTGCATACGTTATAGATGACGTAGTTAGTTTATCTGGATCTTCATATGTTTCTATTCAAGCAGGTACTAATCAAAACCCAGCATCAGCTTCAGCGTATTGGCAACAAATGTCAGCAGCAGGTACTGATGGAACTGACTTAACGTCAACTTTAACTACGCAGGGAGACATCGTATACAGAGATGGCTCTGGTCTAGCAAGATTAGGCTATGGAACAGCAGGTCAAGTTTTACAAACTGGTGGTTCTGGTGCTAATCCATCTTGGGGAACAGTATCTTCTGACTTTGTACATTTAGGATCAGCAACCGCAAGTTCTTCAAGTACAATAGATTTTAATGGTCTTTTTACAAGTGACTATGATGTATATAAAATATTCTTTCATAACGTCACTCACTCATCATCATCTGCAGATATGTATTTTAGATTTATGCAAAGTGGTTCTGCCATTACTTCATCTAGTTATTATTTCCATATCAACCAAGAGGGTTATAATGATGGCGGTATCAATTCAGCTGGAGTGACTGGTGCTTTTCCATCATCAACTGATACCAAAATAAGAATGAACGGTGACGGTATTTTAAACACTGGTAATTATCACGCAGTTGGTGAAGTAGATATTTATAATCCACTAGACGCAACAGTTTATAAAGCAGTTAAAGGATACGTTCATCATATGACTGCTTCTAAAATATTGCATTCAAATTTCTTTGGAAGAAATACAAGTACAAGTGCTTTAAGTGGAGTTCAATTTTTACCGCAATCAGGAAATATTGCTAGTGGTAAATATCACTTATACGGAATGAAAAACAGTTAAGGAGTAATTATATGAAAAAAATATTAGTCAATATAGAAAATCCAAATGGTACTGAAGTTGATTTAACTGCTGAAGAAATAGCACAAAGAGAAACGGATGCTATTGATTTTGAAACGCAAGAAGCTCAAAGAATTGCTAACGAAGAAAATAAAGCTTCTCTTAAAGCTAGTGCTAAAGCAAAGTTAATTGCAGGAGAAGCATTAACTGAAGATGAAGCTAATACAATCGTATTATAAATGAATGAGTACTCTATATGACAAAAGCGAGAGATCTATCAAATATAATTTCTGGGGGATTTACAGAAGCAGATATACCAAATTTATCTGCATCTAAAATTACATCTGGTACTTTTGCAGATGCAAGAATAGCAGCATCTAATGTATCTCAACACGCAACATCTTTTGACGATAATAAAATAGTTAATGATATTTCTACACTTGCTTTAAGACAAGCATCTAATGAAAATAAAGCGGCTTACAATACTAACTCAATGTATGTTGATGTGTTTCAAGATAGTACAGGAATTACTGGTTTAACTAATTGTCAAAGAAATGCTAGTGAGTATGTTTCAAGCATTACTAGTTCTGTTGGCTCTTATGAAACTGGAGATAGAACAAGTGCTTATACATTAAGCAAAAATAATATGACTACAAATGGCTCTAATTTAACTGGGATAGTTGATGGAGCGACAACTGGCTCTCCTTTTTATTTTAATGTAAATAACGAAACAGTAGATAGTAATTCATGGTTTAAATTTGCTTTAGGTTCAGGTGTCACAAAAATTTATACGGGTGCTAAATGGTATTCTGACCAAAATGCAACATCTCCTAATGGTGGAACTTGGCAATGGCAAGGTTCTAATGATGACAGTAGTTGGACTAATTTAGGAAGTCAATGGATATTAAATGGAAATTCAAGTGGAATTGATGAAGTGACTTGGTCTAATTCAACAGCTTATAGATATATAAGAATTAATGGAGTAAGTGGTGGATTATCTCATAACTTTTGGCAAAGAGAAGTTTTTTTCAGAGTTGGTTCTTTAACAACTTCTGCAACTGGCTCATTTGAAAGCAACGCAATCACAGCTCCATCATCAACTAACAAGATGGGTGCTATTATTACTTACCAAGACCAAGCAGGAACTAACACATTAAACACAGATATAGTTTTAAAACTTTCTGCTGATGGTGGTTCTAACTATTCAACAGCTACACTTACAGCTATGCCAGACTTTGCTTCAGGAATTAAGATGGCAAAAGTAAATGATTTAAGTGTAACAGCAGGAACAAGTTTAAAATACAAAATATCTTTTGCTAATCAATCTAGTGGTTCAAAAGAAGCTAGAATTAGAGGAGTTAGTTTACAATACTAATTTTATGCTATGCGAAAAAAAATT